CTCCAGCCAATATAGAATAATCGCTACTTACAAACGATTGTATAATATTTTGGATATCTGTTACAACTTGCGTAGCTGAGGGTATAGTATTAAGCTGCAAAGTAGCTATCTTAGTATTATCTCCAGTAGGATCTGTAAATAAACTTGCTATAACTTTAAATCCACTCTCAGAAGTATTTGTACTATTGACTAGATATTCAATAGGGGCAAAGCTAGGCTCTGGTATATTGGTTGTCGGTTGGTCTTGTATTGTAAGTGCCATCTATTTATATATACTAAAATAGACAGATAAATTTAGGGTAGTAGATTATATATTGTTTTTTAGTCCTCAAGAGCTACATTCAAAACATACTTCCTAAACTCAGTTAATAACTCAGCTTCTAAGTCTAGTATAGTTTGGTCATTTATTGCTTTACTATAAAAGTCTGTTTTATCTAAACCATAATTGTATATGCTTCTAGCTATAACAAAAGCTATTGACTTTCTTATATCCTCAGCATTTCTACGCTTACCAGATTTTGTATTTGTGCCAGAATAATTTCTTTTAGGCTTTATGTCTGAAAATTTACTTATACCTCTGTTAAGCATAAATTTGCGTATAGCTGAGATAGGTGGCATTTTGTTAGTATATTTAAACCTACTTATACCAGTATTGTATTTAGCTCCGCTTACTCCCTCGTCAATAAATTGATAGTATGGTGGCATTGATATCTGTACTTTAAATCCACTTGCAGTAATTGTTACTGGCTGCTGATTTAATTCGCCTATACTTTGTACAGTCTTACCACTTGCTACTTTATTAGCTATATATAGATTTTTTTCTAGCTCATCTACGACCTTTTGCCAATAATCTAAAAGGCTGTCAAATAATTTATCTTGAATTTTTCTCATAATCTTCTTTCTCTACCATATAAGCCCACCAGTTAAGGAATTCTATTGCTCCTAATTTAGTAGACTCGTTAATACTTATGTTGTGTAAATTAGCCATAGCTGATATTATGCTGAAGAGTCCCCATCTTTTCGCAAAATCTGCTTGGTCATCTCTAGCGTCTCCCCCATCCACTTGCTCAAAGAGTCCTCTGTATCGTTCAAGTAATCGTTCCAAAGATTCCAAAAAAAAACAAAGACATTCCAAACCTCTTGTAAATCTACTTGCTGAATTAGCTTAGCTCTTTCCTCTAGGTTTAATTTATCGTCTCCATATTCACCGCCTTTAGGTCTGCTCATAGCTGCTAAAAGCAAGTGCATTACTTTAACTGCTTCGCCTTGATGGTTACTCCTAATATTTATAACATCTAAAAGCTGTCCACTCGTTAGCTTTTCTGGTTTATGTTCTAAATGATATTGAGTGCCATTTAAGAATATCTTACTTTTAATTCTTAGCTTTTCTAATAGCTTAACATTAAAGACATTTAAATCGTCTACTATCTTTTTAAATTCAGACATCTTAATTTTTGAGGCTTCCTCGTATGTTATGTCTTTTATAGCTGCTACTGCGTAAATGTTCTGTTCTACCAAAGACAAACTTTCGTCTATTGCGTTTAGTTCTTGGTATTGTCTTACCGACATCTTATATGACTGTGTATTGTCCATATCCTTTCTTACTAAATTTGTGCATTATTAAATATCTAAGAGCATCTATTGCGTGATTGTACTCATCAATAGGTACGTTAAGACTATCTCCATTCTTATTTACTTTCCATTTATACTGTTCTAACTCTTTTATTAAGTTACGACTAGACGAATGTACGTTAATTGCGTAACCTTTCAAAAGATTGATTCCAAACATAACAGAATCTTTTCCCTTTTTAACGCCATCAATAGTCCATCCATAACGCCTCAGCTCCTCAATACTTTTAGGCTCTGCTGAATCAGCTACTATTAAAGCTCCTTTGCTAACTCCAAGTGCTTCCATTCTATCGCTTATATCTTTATTAGTCAATCCAGTTTCATATATTAACTCTTTAACCCATAAGTCTCCGTCTTGCATTCTAACTTCTATTAAGCTCGTTGGATCATTCGTAAAACCAAAGTCTATTCCATACCCTATTAGCTTCTTATCACCAAACCCCTCATTTAATATATACCATTTTTTGAAAATAAGTCCCTCTATGCGACCAGTCATTCCTCTGGCATATACTTTCCAGAGGTCTAAATCTTTGTTTTTTAGGGCTTCTATCTTCTCTCTTATCTTGTCACTTAAAAAAGGGTTGTGTCTATGATCTGATATTATTAGCTCAGCATTTGGCAAGGGTATTACCTTGTCGTGTACCCAAAAGCTAGTGTCTGGGTTGTAATCAATATAGACTTGCTTACGAGTTCTAAGGCTTAACTGCTCAAATATATTGTAAGGTATACCATTAGCCTCGTTGACGAATAGATAGTCACGCTTACCACTCTTTGCATCCTGGTCATTGTCATAGCTATTAAACTCCATTATAGAGCCATTAAGGAAACTAAACACCCTATCGCTCCTATTGTAGAAAGTTACTTGCTGTTTTATAGCCTCATCGCCATTATGTATATCTATCGCATCTCTCAAAGCACCCACCTTTAAATTAGGTATGTCTTGACCTACAATAGTAATAATACAAGTTTCTGAAATAGCCTTAGCAAATAATACTTGCAAAATAGCATAGGTCTTACCAGAGGATGTGCCACCTTGATTAACTACTATATCTGCATTAGATACAAAATTTTTACGATATAAAGCAGAGGTACTAATCAACTATGTCCTTTTCATTAGACGCTAATGGTACGCCAGTATCTATAATGTTAATATCTAAACTCTTGTGAGTAGTTTCTTGCTGTATCTCTTGCAACGGTTTTCCATCTATTTGCTCCATAATCATTTGAATAGCTTTTAAACTATTGTTGCCTTTTTTGCTCATCGCCCAGCCTTGCAGCTTTAATGCTATTTGAGTTTGAGTTGGTACTTTAACTACAACAGACCCATCTTCATTTGTCCTTATTATTTGGCTTGAAGGTATAGTTAAATTTCCCTCATTTTCTAATAAATCTTTAATTTGGTTTCTTATGGATACTGGTCTACCATCTCTGTTTACATTCTGCTTATTTTTATCTAAGCCATTAGTATTTTGTTTGCCTTTGAAGTTTTTTAACATAGAGTTGTTATTGAGTTGTTTTTTATTATATTTGTATTTCAATTATGCGATAATAGTGTAATGGTAACACACTAAGCATCCAGCTTAGAATTGGCGTTCGAATCGACCTTATCGCTCTCATTAGCCCTCCTCTCTTGGAGGGTTATTTTTTTACCTTTATACATTCCAGCTCCTTGCTTATCTATTTCACTAAAAGGTATAATAGGTACGTTTATTTTGCAGTTTTTATCTATTAAATAAATATATCTATTTTGAAAGCCCTTTAAAGCACTTGCTCCATTAAAATTGTATTTACTATCTCCTCTTTTTGCTACTATTTCTCCATTTGCAAGTTTATAAATAGTTCCATTTTTATTTATTTGAGTTAATTTAAAACCACTTGCTCTATAAATAGTACCATCACCACATTGAGTTGCATCTGAATAACTTAACAACCATTTTATTTGTGGAGCATTCTTTTTAATAAGCCTAATACTTATAGCAATACATCTACTTTCAGAATATTTTGGCAAATAGTCGCTAAAAGCCATTCTATTTAATTCGAGCATTTCGTTCCACCTTTTGTTTATATTTTCAACACCAGAATTGACAAGTGGCAAAACATTTCTTTTGTCCATTGGAGAACCGTAACTCATTACTCCTCCAAGTTTATCGTCTAAAAAACATCCAAAATGTAAATTACTCATATTAACAACCTTACCAGAGTAATGATGCTTCCTTACAAACTCGTTAGCTATCTTTGCTGGTATTACTTTTAGTATTATTTCTTTTGCTCTGCCCATTGCATAATAATTAAATAAAGGGCATTTCCGTTACTATTTTCGTTGCCCATAGTTTCACAATACTTATACTCCTCTGTAAGTTTTATATCTGCTATTGCGTTTTTTATTTGCTCTGCTTGTTCATCTGCTAAGGTAAATGTCATTTGCTGAAATGGCTCTTTGTCTCCATCTGGTAAACTAAACTCATCACTTGTTTCTATATCGTCTATGTTTTGCCAAGCATCTAAGCCCCAGTCCTCAAGCTCTACGCTATCCCACTCATTAGCCAACATCTCCCAATCGTGCTGCCCGAAGCCTACGTTATCAGCTATAATAAAACGCCTTGCTTCTTCTTCTGTTAAGTCCTCTGCTCTTTTTACCCAATCATCTGGTAGCTCAGTATATCCTAACTCTTTTAATGCCTTTAAACGCATATTACCTCCTAAGACTATATTGTCCTCGTTTATAACCATAGGACGTAAAGCCATCATTTTAGGAAACTCCTTAATAGACTTTTTTAACTTTTCAAACTTCTCGTCTTTTATAATACGAGGATTGTTTGGATTGCTTTTAATATCTTTTATATTCATTTTAAAAATTTATCATATAATTTAACAACGTGTTTATAGATGCACTTACCGCAGCTAACATCTGGTCTATATCTAAAGTTTTCTTGGCATATCTCTGTAAACTCCTTATAAAATTTAGGATCAAGTCTACCTCCTTTCATATTGTAAATAGCCCTTACTCTTTTTTCTAACTCCTCACTCATAATGATTGTATCCTTTTTTCGTTCTCTTTGCTTAAATCGTACTTAATTGTAACGTCCTCTTTTAGCTTTAAACCTAAATCAACTTGCATAGTATGATTTCCTTTAATCTTTTTAATTGCAGCAGCCCAGTCATTATTATATACCTTTAGGCTGTTTTTATTTGTTGCAAGTAATGTGTAAGGGTCTATTGCCGATACCATTACTGGCTTTGCAAAGTGTCCAGCCTCAATCATTTTAAGCTCAGATTTGCAACTATTAAATACATTATCTTGCAGAGGTATTACACATATACCGCAATCCTCATAATCCTTAGCATATTCTTGTATATCACTTATCTGTACCTTAGTGCCTTTCATTCGTTTTGGCAGCTTTGGGGTTTTAACAAAAAAGGTTTCATTATCAAAAGCATTCCCTAATAGTTTTAAATCTCTCAAATGGGTACTACCTCCAGAATAAAAGAACGTATCAAAGTCCAAAGACAAATCCTCGTAAGCATATTGTTTTTCTAAAGGGTCTAAAGCATTTTTAATTATAACTATATTTTTATTGTAAGGTCTTATCTTGTCTGCCAGTATTGGCGTAGTTGTCCATATTAGATCAGCTAATTTTAAGTTCTTAATAACGCATTTAGTTAGATTAGACTTTTTATAGTAGTAACTCATTGGGTGCTTATCGTCTAACTCCCAGTAGTCATCTATATCACAAATAACTTTAATTCCTTTTGCTCTAAGTTTTAAGTACGTTTCCTCTGGCT